AGCGTAAACGGCTTGCCGCCCAGCTCGCCCTTGGCGTGCGTCAGGTGCTTGTGGAAGAAACGCACCGCCAGACACGAGGAGCACTTTTCGCACGGGTGCTCAAGCGAACATGCGGGCGTCTTCTTCGTCTGATTGCGGGCCATTCTCAACCGCCGAGACGCGGGCCAACGCCGAGGCCGTCAGGCCGAACTCGGCCGCGAACTTCAGCATCTGGTTTCGCGCGTCGCGTTTGCGGTTCCACGCCGGGTGATTGCTTACCCTACCGCGATCGTCCATGAACGTGGCCCCGTTTGCCTTGAGCTCACGATCTGCCTCAATCATGTCCGCGAGAGAGTCGCAGTAAGCGCCCAGCGTCTGCTGGTGTCGCGGGCTCATCACCTTGGACGCCTCGAGCATCGGCACAATCCGCTCCCACTCCTCGCGGGCGAGATCGGAGAGCCAGTGCGGAGCAGGCGGGATGCCCGGAACGGCGTCTATGCCGGACTTGTGCGGGCCCCTAACGCGAGCGCCGCGAAGCTTAAGTAGCGGTTTTGGCGTTGGCTTGCGGCCCTTGCCCATGTTGCAAACTCCCAATTTCGGCCCCGCCTACAGAAGCAGGGACTTCTGGTTTTCCTCAGACGAGGTTGGCATGATTTTCTTCAAGCTGAAAGCCGAAGGCGACGCTGTCCATCCCACTTAGCACCTTTGAGGCTGTTGCACTCAAAGCAACAGCATCGCACGTTGTGCCAATCGTGGTCGCCGCCCTTGCTCAATGGTACCGGGTGGTGGTCAACAGTTGCAGACCTTGGGTCGGTAACGCTGAACACCTTGGATGTCTTCTTGCCGCATACGTGGCATCGCCAGCCGTCTCTCTCAAAAACATCGCGTGGCTTTACTGCCGAGTTGTAGTGTCCGCCGTATGTCTTGCAGCGGCGGCGGTAGCAACCGTACATGCGCTTATGCAGACGCCTGGATTCACGTTTGCAGTCCTTGCACGATGGCTTGCTATGCGCGGACGAGTTAGGCACCTCATTGCCACACTTGCACAAACGGACGCCTCTCCATGCTTTCGCGCACGCACGAGAACAAAACCTTCCCATGCCTGCATTGCGGGGGTCACGAATGCATCCTCCGCACGTTTCGCATTCCTTTGAATGCTTGGCGTTCTGCTCAATCATCACCTCCCACAGGCCTGACATCTTGATTAGCCATGCGTCAAGGTTGCTCACGCTCTCTATGTATTTCTTGCTGGGCGCGTTCTTCCACCTTCCACCACGGTGATAGACGCCCTCTAGCTGACTCGTCCTGTCCCATGACTGCTTTCCGCACTTACGGGCGTCGTTGAAGCATTTCCTGCTGCAATACTTTGGTTGAAAGTAAGTCAGCTTCTTAGAGCAATATGCGCAATGCTTGCTGGTCTTCCTGGCCCTCTTTCGCTCCTTCTTGAAAACGCTTGGCAGAAATGGCTGGCCTTTAGGTCCATGCCATCGGCCACGCTTCCGCTCCTTGCACCTTGAAAGCCTGCAGCAGTGCGGACAAGAAGTGCAGTCCTTTCCGTTGGCGTGCGCCCTTAAGACATTGCCACCAGTCACCCAATCAGAACCGCAACCCTGGCACGCCATATCCACCTCCTTGTGGTTTATGCGTAGGGTACATGGGTTTACGTGGTAGTCAAGCGTTCACTATTCGTCTTTCGGCTGTGGCACGACACGCACCGGGCCGCTCCGTTGGTCACGTCATACCGCAGGTCTGGGGCCACACTTACTGGCACTACGTGATCTGCGTGCATGTCACGGCCATAGGCCACACGGCCGCAGTCAACGCATTGCCAGTGGCATCGGTTCAGCACCGCCTGCCTCCACGCCTTGTGAGCTACTGAGCAATAGCCACGGGCTGCCGCGTTGGGCCTGGCCTCTCGCATGCGAGGGCCAAGACGCAGCGGCCTATGGCTGGGGATCTTGGTAGGCACGTTAGCTCTTCAGCATCACCACGCCAGCGGTGCCCGTGCTGTTAGTGGTGGCCGAGACGATCTTGAGGTACTCGGTGCCAAAGACTTCATCGGGCAGGGCATATGCTCGCCCGTCCGTGCTTGAGGCAGACAGGGTGAGGTCTGCCACGCTGCCGTCTGACTTGTAGAGTCGGCGGAAGGTTCCGGCCGTGCTGGTGCCAACCCACATCTGGAGCGTGGCGGCGTTGGTGCTCATGGTGCCCAGCGTCACAACAGCACCAGCCACATCACGCATGTCGAGCGTGGTAGCCGATGCTGTCGCCGTGTGCAGCGTAATGTCGATGTCTCGGTTCTTGCGGCTCAGAATGTTGTCGGCCATGGGTAGCTCCTAGGTGTGGTCACTGTACGGGAATCTGCGGCAACTCTTGCAGTTCACTAGCTCACAGGGCTAGGGGACTCTGGCACCAGTTGCGTCACGGCTTCGGTGGCAAAGTCAAGGTCAGCCAGCGGCACAACCTCCACGCTGGCGAAGTTCGTCTCGTCCAGCCGTGCGAATCCCGCCGCATAGATGCCGCCTTCCGCGATGCACTGCGGCAGGATGTCGGCAACGTGGCACCAGCGGCCATCGGTGATGAAGGCAGGGAACACGGTGCAGCGAGGGTCGCCGTACCATGAGTGGAAGTTCACCATCTTCTGGGCCATCGGCGTGTCGAACACAATCGCCAGCGTCTGGAGCGTGGCGGTGTCTGGCAGCGGAGAGGCGAGGAGCTCTGCAAGTGTCATGTGCGGCTCATTGAGGCTTGAAATGCTTGAAAAATAGCAGTCATAGTTGCGGCCTGCGTTGCCGTCATCGTTTTGCCTATGCTGTACCAGTTGATTCTTGCGTTAGTGTGATTAATCGGGGTTGTTCCGTTTTGGGCAATCGCAAAAACAAAAAAAGAATGCGCGCTCGGGTAGTTCACAGAACTTGAGGCGTTAGACCCAGTGGCTACGCCGTTCCGGTAGACAGTGGGAAATGCGGCGATCAAATCGCCCGTTGCCGTAGGATCAACGCTGTCTCCTGCTAGCTCTGAGCCTATTCCTCCGTAAGCAAAAGTTTTCCTTCCGTTGGGTCTGGCATACATCGATATTTCGTTGCCGCCGGTAAACGTACCGATCAACGACCGGAAACCAGTGATAGCGGTTTCGGCTGCTTTCAATCCGCACCCAATGTGCATATCGCTGGCGGTGAGCGTGTTGGCAGGAAACCCCGTATTTAAATATTTGGTCGTTCCGTTCCCCGTCAGCCCACCCGTCGCCCCCGTCTCCGCGTAGTCGGTGCCGACGCCAACGAAGGCGTTGTTGGTATCGGTGGCGTTGCCGTACTGCGTGCCGCCGAGCGACGGCCCCCGATAGAGCGGCACCAGTGCGGCGTTGAGATTTGAACCGCAAAAAAGATTCGCACGGTACATACGTGAGCGAATCCCGGCTGCGTCGATAGACGCACAGAACTTGGACACGGCTGCCAGGGTTGTTCCGGTCACGCTTCCACCGTTGGCAACAACTCTCGCAGCCCAACTAGCAGCATCTGGGTGCAGCGTTGAGCGTGGCCTCAGCAGTCTCGGGCTCATCGGCATGGCTTAGTTCTCCTGCTGTTCCGTTGCTCGAGGCTGTAGGGCATACAGCAACCGCGTCTGCTCGCTCACGGCCTTGCTTATCTCACGCTGCGTCTCGCTCAGGCTCTTCACGAATGCCCTGTGCTCCTCAACAAGAGGTAGCAAAACATCGGCGCGAAGCACCCATCCGCAAGCAATTGCGACCAAAGTGGGAAATCCCCACCGCTCCATAATGCTGTAAAGCGTCTCTTTTGCTTGGTCGGTCACTGCATCGCCTCCAGCATCTCGCCACGATTATCCAGCCACCGCTGCACGATTTTCTTGACGATCTCGCTGATGATGGCCGCCAAGATGATGCTGGCCAGAAACCCCATGCCGTACTCACGCTCTTGGCGTTCAAGACGGCGGGCGAAGTGCTTGGCCACAATTTGCGTCTGCCCGGCATCGCACTGGTACAGCACCGGAATGGGCCATTCCCTCAAAGCCCGCTCCACAATGCGGCCAACACGCTCACGGCCGATCAAGTGCTTACGCATCGGCAGCGAGCCCCACACGTCGGCAACGAGTTCTTCCCGTGTCATTTCTTGCCCGTTCCTTTGCAAGTAGGGCACTCAAGCACTATGCGGCCGTCGCCAATCTTGCCGGTGCCATTGCAGTTGTCGCATTCCTCGCTGCTCGGCGTCGGTGTTGGGTGGATTTGCTCCCGCATCTGCACAACCGCTCTCGCCGTCTCGCATGCCATGTCAGCGGAAACGCCGTGATCCTGCGGCAGTGTCGCAACGCACCCAATCAGCACGACAACGAACGGCACAACCCAACGCATCACAGCACTCCGTCTAGCCAGTTCTCGGGCATCAGAGACGGGCGAAACCCGTTGAATCCAGCGACGGCATATGAGTCACCGCCAGCACACATCGAGTCGATTACGGATGCGTCAACCCAGCCGCTCGTGCGTTGGAATGACGGGTGCAGCCGCTGGTCTACCTCGCCGCTGTAGCAGTCGCTCCAGCTATTCGGCACCAAGAGGGCTGGACGATCCCACCTCAAATCGCAGGCCATCATGCAGTGGGCCCATTGGCCCATAGGCGAGAGCCAGCCACCGCCGTGCTTGGCGTCCTTTTTGAACGTCATGGAGAAGCCACGCATCGAGCACAAGAACACCGGGTAGCCGTTGGAGATGGCCTTGGCGCAGTCTTCAAAGCTCCGCACGAGCGTGACTTCCGCCACCTTGTGCTGAGCGGCGTACGGCTCAAGGCTGTTTGGCAGCCCGTCACGGCCCAGCGTTCGCTCTTCCGTGCCGCTTAGTTGCTTATCCCAACGCTTGCCACCGTAGTCCTGGCCGTAGTGCAGCGTGCCGAAATCTCGGATGGCCTTGGCCGCATGAAAGCCAGTGCTGCCGTCGCCGCCGCCGTTGCGTGCCTGGCCTCGTGCCTCAACTCGAGACAGGCCATACACCACGCCTTCAATGCAACGGCCGCCCCAGACTTCGGCCTCTCTCCGCAGCCAGATGTCACAGGCCGCGAGCACGTCTACCGTCATGGCTGTGCCCCAGCCAACGCAGGAGCCGATTGGCTGAGAGCCCCGCTTCCACTTCGGCATGCTCTTGACGAGCAGTTGCGACAGGCTCACGTCGTGCTTCGCCGTCTGAAGCTCAAGGCCGGCCTCGGCCATCGTAGGGCGTGGCAGTGACGCCACGAACGCCTCTGAGCCTGCGGGGTCTGGCGTGTAGCCAAAGAGCGGCACGAAGGCCATGACTAGCCTCCGTTCATGCCGGCCCAGGCGATTGCCTTGGCGAAGTCGCAATAACGCTGCCGCACTGCCGCATCAACCGGCACAACGTCACGGCCAGTAGCGGTGTTGTACGCCTCTTCCACGGCGTCACGCAGCCCAGAAATCTCTCCGGGCGCGTGCTGGCCGATACGACGCCACGCGATGTCGAGGGCCAAGCTCGTGAACATCCGCAGCGAGCGGGTATCGGTGAACACCACTTCGGTGGTCACGGCGTCGCCGGCCACGACGGTGGCGGCTTTGTTCCACGTTTGAGCCCATAGCATCCGGTCGCCCATTGGAAGCGACTTGAGGGACTCGGCCACGGGCCGCACCAGCTGCTGCATCTCCACGCTCGGAGTCTCCACGTCCACAGTGACGGCAGGAGCCGCCGGAAGCTTGGGCATCGGGATCTGGCCCCATGCCGCCGCGAGAATCAGCAACGCCGCTGCGATCCTGCTAAGAGCGGAGCGTTCGGCGTAGCAGGCTTCGGCGGCCTTAGAGAGCCAGCCGGCGATGGTTTCCCGGTACGGGGCGGCCAGCAAAGCAACCGCCGCCACCACGGCAGCAAGGCGAATGATTGAATCATCACTCAACGGACAGCCTCCACTTGGAGCAGGCACCACCGGACCAAGGCTTCGCCTTGCTTAGTCTTCAGCAAGTCGCCAAGCAGACGCACCAGCTGGTCATCGGCCTGGGCGTTGGTCTTGGACGCAAGCCACTCCGAAGCCTCACTGACAATGATGCTTCGCTTGTACGGGTCGGCCTCGTTGATGAACCGCTGGCCGTAGCCGATGAGCGGTGCCCAAGTCTGTAGAAGGCGAATCTGGTCCCAAATCGACAGGCCGGCACCGTACTGCTCGAGCTCGGCGGGCGTGGCTTCATACGCTGGCATGGCTAGTCCTCCGCTTCTGATTCTGCCCCGCCGTCCTCGTCTCCTTGCAGTGGCGGCGTCACGTTTACGATCTCGTTCATCCAATCGTAGGCCGCGTCATAGGCGTCCTTGGCCTCCTCGTGGGCTTCCTTTCGCTCTAGCCGAAAGGGCTGCTTGAAAACCTCTTCATCCAGCAGCTTCCCGTTTCCATCGGTCATGTAGATGTAGGCGTACAGCTGCCCATACTCGATGACGATTCGCCGCAGCACGTCTTCCTTGCCTCTAGGGGCGTTCACGGGCGTTCCTCCCACACGTCACAGTCGCCGTTGTATTCCACGTCGATTTGCGAACGAGTCGCGCTGTCAAGCGGTATCCGCTTCATGGAAAACGCCTGAGACTTCACAACACGCCGCTCTTCTTCCACGTCCTTGCTCCACGTCGCCTGGATGCGGATGCACGCCTGCTGAATCTCTGTCGTTGTGGGATCTCGCTGCCTTAGTGGCTTTGCCCTGAGCTTCCTGTCGTGGCGTCTGG